CCCAAAATTGTCGCCTTGTCTCTGTCGGCGTCCTCCTGGATCTTCTGTGCTTGCTCTTTAATGAACGACCAGATCAATAGACCAATATCTCCAAGGTTAAGCAGTTTAGAAGCATTCTCAGGCGTGTAAGGTTGATCTATTTCAACGGTTTCGCCTTCCACTACCTCAGCAAAAACTACGCCCTTCCAGTCTTCGATTAGATGAGCACCAGCAGCATCCAACAAAAGCTCATGGTAAAGCTTTCCGTTCTCATCTTTTACCATCACATCATAGCCTTTAGATGAGATCTGATTGCCTGCCTTTTCTAATGCAACTTGAAACGGCTTATAACCTATCCCACGAATTTTAAACTCTGCCTGCCCATCTGCTGTTTCAAATGTGCACCACTTAGATACTTCTGAGCTTCGAACAATTCCGACTTTTAAAGCCATAACTACCTCTGAAATTTAGGAAATAAAAAGCCCATGGGATTCCATAGGCTTTGTTAATGAATAAGCTGATTACACAAGTGCTCGTACAATCGTCGGAGCTGTACGGACTTGAGCAAAGTTGATATCTAAAGTGATGATGTCATCACCACCACCGTCAGGGTGGTTGGCTTCCATGACTTCAAGCTGCGGGAAGTTGAACGAGTACTTACTTCCTTTGCTGTCTTTAATATCGAAAGTCAGCGTAAACACATCACGGGTTTTGATTGCATCAATCCAGCCCGCAGCTGTAGACGAGAACATGAATGAAGCATTCGCTTCAATATCCATCATCTTCTCTAAGTAGAACTCTGGTGTGTACTTACCTGAACCGATACAGCGGATTGCTTCCAGATTATTGTTAAGAGAAAGCGTGAGTGACTGCAAACACGCCTTACCTTGAATCGATTGACCATTCACAAGCAAATTTTCAACGTTTGGCATGCTGACCAGTGGGCGGCTTGATGCAGCTACTGGATTGGTAACTGGGTTTACTTGCTGACGAGTAAATGAATTACCAACCAAGCCAAAGTTACCAGTAATCTTTCCTGTGGTCTGAATGGTGATTTCACCCGTATTTACCTGAACACCACGGTAAATAAAGACCTGACCAACATCTTCAAAGAATTTAACCAGGGTAAAAGATTTACGAACTGTGCCTCCAAAGCTTAAAGCGTTGGCTGCCCAGTTGTTAAATGCAAGAGCACTTAAAAATAGATCGAATGTTCCTACAGATAATTCAAACTCTAACTGACCAGCTACTTCAGCTTCAGTGACTACACCACCTTGTCGGAAACGTGAATCTACAACTTCACTACTTTCTTCTGTAGAAACGTTTTCTGATAATCCGTCACTCACACGGCGAACCACGTACCATATTGGATTAGCTGGGGTTGTTCCCAGTACTGCTTCTTCACAAGCATATAATCGAATTTTTGCGCCTGAACTCATTTATAGTTCTCCAAAATTTAGGCATAAAAAACCCGCTTCATGAGCGGGTCAGTAAAAATATGGGGCGTAAAAAAACCCGCCAAATTAGCGGGTTCTTACAGGGTTTCTTCTGAGAGCTCTGGTAGTGCAATACCGACCATGGCGGCAGCTACTGCTTCAGATAAGTTGGTAGGCTGAAACTCAACTGGTATTTCACTAACTGGTTCCTCCGACTCTGGTTCAGGTTCTTCGTGCAGTCGGATATCAATCCAGCGACCTACAGGTATATCCAGTGGATTGTCATCATCGGCAACGACTGCAGCCAGTTCAATATCAAATTTACGCTTATAGGTCTGAATTGAAAGGTCGCCGTTTTCCAGAGTTGAATACTCGACAGCAACTACCGTGTTTCCATTGGCATCTTTAGGTACTTCGATATACCAGCCTTCGTGTGCAAAACCTAAAGACCCTTTCAGCAAGTAATTTCCAACATTAACCTTTTCAAATTCGATGGGCTGTTTACTGGCTTCATCATTTAATTCAATCGATTCTGCAAACAGCTTAACGATTGGAGAAGCTGATTTAACAAAACCATTTGCATCAACAGTTGTATTGGCTGTTGTTCTAACTTCATAAAATGGTGTAGAGGATAAATTAGCGCTACTACCTCCCCTGAAAGCTAATTTTTTTGCTGCTGATGTCCCTGCTTCAAATAAGAGCTGTGCTCTATATGTACCTCCCCAACAACATAAAACATTTCTTCCCGTTGACCAGTTGGCAGGAAGATCTGTTATGCCAGTTGATGCGGTAATATAGTGGGCTCCAGGAGTGTTAATATCACTTAACTTAGTTGATTCGTTAACAATTTGGATCCCTAATCCAAAATCTCCGACCTTGATTAATCCAGCCCCTGCAGTATCCTCTCTTGAACTCGTAACCGGATAAGTTGCAGCACTTCCTAATCCCTGAACTTGTGTCCAGTCTGGTGTTAAATTTGGAATACCTGAAGCAAAAGGCAGCATGAATTGACGCTTACCTTGGGCAGAGTTATAAGGGAATGGCCGATGATCCCATGAGTATTTAAAAACTAAATTCGCCATTATGCTGTTACTCCCTCAATGACTTGGAAAGTCAAAGTTTCAGTATGTTGAATAACACCACCAACAACCGCTTTAATATCCATCTGACATAAACCCAATGGCCATGCAGCTGTACTGGCAGTTGATTTCACGTTCAACCATCCTTTTTGTGTGCTCTGGCTTAATGCAGCACAAGTTAAAGGTGTAACTGCGACTCCTTCTAAAGTTTTAACCTGTGAAGTAAAGGCATACCCTGTTAAATCAATTGCACGCCGTACATCATTGGCTGGGTATTGCAGCGCATCATCGACATCAACCAACTGTAAATTCAAGTTGAATGTGTCACCACGCTTAAAACAAAAATTGCTCATAAGTGATTCCTGTAGACATAAAAAAACCACCGATGAGGTGGTAGTGAGTAAAACTAAAAAACCACCCTAAGGCGGTTTAAATATAATTTGAGTTTAAATTTTCACTTGGATGAGTTTTTTACAACGCTCTCTTTCTATTTGCGAAAACTTCTCTAGGGATTCATAGCTATTAAATTCTTCCTTTACTGGCACTTTGTAAATATTTTCAACTAATTCAAGTACAGCCTTCTTCTCATTATTTGTTAGCTTATCAAAGGGAATGTCCTTATTTAATTCAACTTTTGAAAGTCCTGATTGTCTTTGAGTCATCATGATGAAAGCCATATCACCAATAATATTGCAATTATCTTCTCGGTCGACCTCGGCGTTTGCATCTAAAGCAAAAAATAGAAAGGCCACTGGAATTATTTTTAAGTATTTCATCTGTATATCAATTCACCGTAAAACCAATGGTTACATTGTACTGCACAAAATCAGCGTCCTTACCTACTTTAATCGATTGACCGTTCAAACATTCCAGATCATCAAAAGAGAAATGTTCAAAATGAGCCAACAAAGAATCACCGAGAATTGTTAGAGCTTTTTCTCCAGTATGAAGTCGATCGAAGCATTGGACCATGATATTACCAGTACGACGGTTACAAGGCTTATCTGCTACACCTGAAGTAAAGCTGGCGCCACCTGCAATATTTAGACTACACCACAAGCCTTCTTTTGGTACAGAAAAGTCTGGTGCATTTGGATACTGGATTCTGTCCTGGGCAATACCAGTAAAGCTTTGCATACGATCGATAATAGCTTGTCTTGTCTGCTCTAAAGTCATTGCCATCTTAACCACCATACTTTTGAGTAATATAAGTAAATGTTGTGTTGTAAATACCTTGTGGTGCTTGATCAGACCAGCCATTTTCTAAGCGTTCAGCATATGCTTTATTGTTTTGTATGTAGACCAGATTTCCCAACTTGAACTTAACTGCTTGAATAGCTGCATCTTGCACGGCGTTTGTTTCCGGTCCACGTACACCAAAGTCGCCAGAACCAATCGAAACAATATGAGAAGAACGATAAGCACCGGTATCAACTGGACTTGAAACAACCAATGATTGAACTGTATCCATCGTGATTTTCTTTTCCTGGTCTTCTGCCTTTTTAGCCACATCAAAACTAAAATCAGTCGGCTTTTTCCCCTTCCACCCCATGCTTTACCTCACTTTTTTCGTACATTTCGAAAAGGTCTTGAGCGATCGCTTGAATTGAATAAGCTTCAAATTCAGAACTAGGCTCGCGTTCACCCATTCTTCGTTTTACTATTTGCCAGACATGAACAGCCTCGTGTAAAAGCAGTCCATAAACTTCAATCGGTTTTCTTTCTGAGGTGTCGCCCAACTGAACAACTGCATATGCACCATTAGAATAGAAATCAACTTGTGCCGCTGCTCCTTCAATGGATAAGAACGGATCAACCTTATTCATATCCTCAAATAGAAGATCCATGTGTAGTTGATTTCGAGCCAGCGTATATTGGACATGTTGGAAGGGTGAGATATGCCATAAAGGAACGTAATCTGTACTTATCATCTAAATTCCTAAATTTCGTCCATAAAAAAACCCACCTAGGTGGGTTTAAGCAAATTATAAATTAATTTGGAGCTCTGCCTTATAAGCAGTAAGGTGAATCATATCTTCATCAATTAGATCTAAGCTATCATAAATTACTTCAAACTTGTAATGATCGTATAATTTATGTTTTTGATATATTTTTTGATTTTTTTCATCTAATTGGAAACCTGTTAATAATTCGCGAATACCACCGTAAATTTTAACTTGATATTTAGCAACTTCTTTAACTTTGCGAATATAATTTCTTCCAGAAGTAGATTTAAATTCTTTTTGACTTTCGAATTCAAAAATTTTTCTTTTTAAACTAGCAATGCGCAGACCAATTTCAGAATTTAATTCATGATAGTGCTTTAACTGCTCTCTTATAATAACTTCTCTCAAAACTATTCTTTGAAGAGAATTCAACTTTACATTTATTTCAGAAACTAGATCATCAATATGTTGGCTATCTTTTTCAATTTTTGTTTGAAAATGTTGACCTCTCCAATCACTGAATAATACAAATGCAGCAACTGGTGCTAAAAAAGCCGCTGCCAGTGTTAAAGCATCCTTTATCACATCGTAAGCTTGATCTGCATTAAAGCTATAATCAAAAATTGGATATTTACTTTTAAGGAAAAATGCAACAACCAGATACCAGAAAACTCCACCAAAGGTCCAAAAACCTATAAACTTAATTTTTTCATTTAAAGTCTTTTTAGCCATATATCCCCCTAATTTAGAGGGATATTAGACCAAGTATTTAAACCTTCCTCAACTGACATTTCCAGATTGTACTGGCCGGATCCTGCTGAATATGAATGACTTGGAATGAGCCTAAGGCTGTTAGCCATTCATCATCTATTTTAGGGGTCATATTCACTTCATTTTGCAGTACCGTTGCTTTCTTATCTGTGGCTAGTACTCCAAGCGTTTGTATTTCATATTGACTGTATGAACCAAACAAAACACCACGGCCAGAATAGTTTTCTTTAACTTCAACGTAAGTTTCAGTCTTAGGATCCCATTTTGATTTAGTGACTCGCTCACACGTAAAAGCATGAACGGCGTCAGCTAGATCCTCGTCAAATGCTTCAGCAATTTCTGCCTGAAGTTCTTCTCTCAAGCCCATCATATTTTCCTGATATAGATGACTGATCGCCGTTTGCAATATGGTTTGATCAAATCAAGAATGTATTGCTCAGTTGCATTAAGCTTTACAGAACCGTCTTGATACTCCTTTTCAGACTCAACCTCAGCTTTCACTCTTTTGCGCTTTAAAGCTGGTTCTTGGCCTTGATACAGGTCGCCCTTCATGATGCCTTTTATGACTTCAAATGATGCCGTTTTCAGGGCTTTAGGAACTGTGGTTATATCTTCATAAGGCTTAACATTGCGAGCCAATAAGTAAGCTTCTGACTTTTCAAGAAAGTCTGCTTTATCACCGTCAGATAAAGCATTAAAGCCTGCTACACGTTCAATTGCTTCTTGTTCAGTGATAAAGCTCATAGATTATTCCTTGGGAATTAATGCTAAAAGTTCGTCTTTTTTAGCACCTGGTTCAAATGCAATACCTTTTTCAGTTAATACAGCACGAAGCTCATCGACTTTAAGTCCTGCATAGTTAACTGGTTGCACCTGGTCATCACCAGCGTTCTGGTTGTCACCTTCAGGGTTTTGTTTACCTGATCCCAATTCAAGCTCGGCAATTCGCGCTTTCATTGCTTCAGGATTATTCTGGAAAGCAATAAACTCACCTTTTAAAGTTGCCAGCTGCTCTTCAAGCTCATTAATTTTTGCTTCTGTCATTTGTTGTCTTTCCCGTGCACGGTTAAATGATGAAAGTCCCATAAAAGGATCTCCAAAAAATAAGGCGGAATTAACCGCCTTTTAGTTATTTGATCTTGTGCTTGAATGCCACAATACGGATCTGTTTAGGATCGTAAACTTGTTCCCAGTTGGTGCCTGTTGCAAGACCAGAGTTCTTCGGTGCAATACCAGTCGCCCCTGCCCATTTAATACCACGTGGATGCAGTACAAAGTGACGACGGTTAATTAGGATATCTACACCCGCAAGACTATCTCGGTCTGTTTCAACGGCATTTGGTGCACCTATATCCTGAAAACCAACTGCACCTTGTCCGAATAGGAACGAGGTAAATACATCACCTTCAATTGGCATACCATCATCAACAATTACACGGCGCTCCATAAAAGTTTTATAGAGCAAAACACCATCAGCATCACGTACGGTTTCAATCAAACCCTGCTTAGATAAGGCAGCCATAGTTGCAGAATGCATTGAAATTGCCGTTAATTTATCAACTGCATCACCAAGTTTGTAAGATGCATCCACAAATGAATGACCATCAATGACCGCAGCTGCACCAGTTCCTGCTGAAATGTCGTGAACATTACTAGCCATATTTGCTGCACTGAAAACACCTTTTAAAGTATTCACAGTAAAGCCCTGAAATTCACGTGACCAGTAATCAGCCACAAGATCACCTACTGCGCCTAAAGGATCATCACCAGATAATGCCTTTGCTAAATCATTTGC